TTAGCTGTTGAGCCTGTAAATAATATTTTCATTTTCCTGTGTTATAATTATTTAATGCACCTAAATATGCTACAGCATCTAATAAATTATCTTCTTTGTGATTATAGGATTGTCTAGATAGTTTCAAAGCCACAAGACACATATACATATCTTGAGGAGTTAATTTTTTACCTGTTGCACCTGAAGCAATCATTGCTGCTCTTTCCATACCTTCGCTAAAAGGTCCATACATTCTTTCTTTTTCTTGAGAACGTTTGTTAATTATCTTATTTGCTTTTTTTAATATATTCATTGGTTATATGGATCAAGTTTTTCTGTTATTCTTTCTGCTATATCATCAATAGCTTTACTACTCATTACATTCAATATACATATTCCGTTTAATCTTACGGAAAATATTTCAGTATATGCTGAATCACCTGGATGGCCACTCATATCTGAGTAATACATTACCATTGGTTCTTCTTCATAATATTTAAAGTCAACCTCGACTTCTACATCTTCATCTTCGATTAAATGTATAAATATTGTTTCCATTTGTTTTGTTATTAATTGTTATTTGAATTACAAATATATCAATAACTTTTCAATAAAAAAAATATTTTTACTGTTTTTTTCTAAATTGTACAGCACAAACAGCTAATCTTTGGTTAACATTAGGGTATTCTTTAACCATAACATTATTACTCATACATCTTTGTATGAATTCATTTTGTTTTTCATTTTTTTTAGGAGTTGGAATTGGCATTGTATTCTGTTTTAAGTTTTTCAATATATAAAGTTGCATCCATTAATTCTTCCTGTAGATGTTGTAACCACTCTATAAAGGTCAAATCATTTCTTTCTAATGTTTTACCATATTTTTCTTTACCTTTTTTAGAACGATTATCATAAGATGTTTTAACGTTTTCAACTATAGAATCTTTTTCATAAGTACTATTAGAAACATAACCACCTTTTTCTAATAATTCAAAATATTTACTAACACTATCACTCATTATCTCTAATTTTTTTTAATGATTTTATTGCTCTTAACTTAGCTGTTCTTTCTATTTCAAGTTTTCTTTGTAGAACTAAAACCTCTTGATTAAGCATATTTGTATGCATATACATTTCATTAAAGGCTTTAATAATATTGCTTGCTTTTTTTCTTTTTTGGTCTTTTGATTTTTTGAACAACTCTAATAAAATGGTACCAACATAATTAAAGTTTGCTTCGTAAGCTTGTTTTTGAAATAGTGTCATAAATATTCGTTGTATATTTTTTTCAAATCTAATACAATTTGTCTAACACAAGTATTACAAGAACTAATTTTCTTTTTAGCATTAAATATTCTATTGTATATTTTTACAAAATCTCTTTGATTTTTTAATGTTACAATACTTGTTTTTCTATTAAACCATTCGTGTAAAAAATTAAATTCCCATTCATCTAAACAATTGGGTTTTGCATAAGGAATTAATTTATTTAGTTTGTCTTTTCTTTCATCACAACCACAATCTTCTCCTGCTAGAAATTTAACAGCTTTTTTAATACCAGTAGCTTTTGTAATTTTTTCTACTGTATCACCTAACCCTTGTGATTTTGCATCATAATTTTTTTTCCATTCTTTATAAGCTTTTGTACGCTTATCTCCTTTAAATTCTTTCATAATCTCCATTTAAATAATCATCATAATCTTCATCAAATCTTTCTTTTATATCTAATTTACATTTTTTTAATGTATTGAAAATGCTAACCCAACTTATACCAGTTTCTTTAGCTATTTTTCTTATACTCATATCAGTGTCTCTATATAGTCTAAAAAGTTTTTTATCATACCAATGCCATTCATCTACGTATTCATCAATTAATTTAAAAACCTTATCAAATGCTTCTTGTTGTTCTAAGTCTGAAATATATTCAATTTGAACATCGTCGACATTTATTTTATTTATTTTGTTTTTTGCATTATAATATTGATAATATAAAGATCTTAATGTAAAAAATACATAACCACTACTAACTTTACCGTTTTTTATTATATTTTCTGGTTTTGCATATTTATGTAGTGTTAAATACATTTCTTGTACAATATCTTCTGCATAATCATATTCTCCAAATGAATTAACTATTCTAATCCAATGGTTATGATTTTCTGCTACTATAGAAAGCCAATTACTATTCATCAAAGTTCAAAAGTTCGTTTACTTTAGTTTTATTGTGGTGTAAAATATCAACCCCTAAAAATTCAAACCCGACATTATTTCTTACCATTCTTAGTCTTATTGGTTCATCAATTGGAGTTGGTCTTCCACCTGTTTCTACTTCCTTTACTTTTCTTACGTGAATATCTGAGAACATCCATTCTGTTGGATGCTGTGTATATCTATGTATTGTGAAAACATCATCTGCTCTATTACCCCATTTACCGCCACCTTCGACATCAGCCATACTTGGTGGTTGAGGTAGTCCAGCATAATCATGTTCTTTTGTATGTACTCTTCTTAAAGCTTCAGTAACAGCGTGAGTATTTAGCCAAACTGATACATTATTGTTTTTACAAAATAATCTAAATTGACTTGCAACTTCATAATCATATTCGTGTGAATTAATGCCTCTAAGCAAGTTTCTATCTTTATTTAAAGAGTTATATGGGTCAATTAATAAACCTTCGTAAGGCCATTCTTTTAATACCTTATTTGATTCATCTAACAATGTTTTATATGTATATGTTTCTGACACATCCATTATTTTAAAATAATTGTTAACCCATTTTAAAGTATCATTGATTTCTTCATCTGTCATTTTTGATATTGGTTTTCCAGATTTGAATTCAACTATTTTTCTTGCAATACTCTGTGGTGTATTTTCTGCTGAATAAATTAACCATTTTATATTATGCTTAATAGTGTATAAAAGCATTAAGTAGATTATAACAGTTGTTTTACCAACATTAGCGTGACCAATAATAATATTAAAGTTACCTTGTTTAAATCTTATGTGTTCATCTATTTCTTGCTCACCTATCTTTAAGCCTTCTTTTATTCTACCATACTTAATATCAAGTATTTTATTTTCTAAGTTTTTTATGTTTGCTATCATATAATAAAAAGAGGGGCTATTAACCCCTCTAAAATTTTAAAAATCTAATAAATCGTCTATAGCTTCTCTTTGTGGATTTTGTTCTACGTTAGTAACACGCTCAACCCTTTCGGCATTTACAATACTACCATCGTTCCAAACAACTTTACCGTTTCCAATATATGTTCTATTGCTTTTTGCTTCTCTTTCTTCTTTAGTTTGAGAAATATAAACGCTTGCATTTTGTCCATATTGGTTTGTTTCATTTCCTAAAGCTACAATAACATTTATGTATTTATTATCTTTAACTTTTTCTTTGTCGATTTTTGATAAGTCTAAACTTACATTTACTAATCCTGCCATTTTAATTTGATTTTAATAATTCTTCTTTTGTTGTTTTACTTAATTTATATTTTTGTTGAATTGATTCAATTGAACCACCGTTTTTCATATATTCCAATGCTTTACTAAATTCTGGTGTATTTAAATTTAACCATTTTTTAGTGTCTTTTACTGGATTCACTTGATTAACAGTTGCATTACCGTCATCATCTTCTGCTTGTAAAGCTAATAATGATTGTAATGTATATCGTCTATAATATGTTATAGCACTACCAAGTTTTTGTGGGTCAGCAATATCAGGTAAATGCATAGCTGATTCAATACTACCACCATCTGTGTCTACAATTACACTTCTTACTTGTCCGTCTGTTATTGGTTGAATTAATACCAAACCTTGTTCTTGTAATAAAGGTGTAACTTGTTTCAATAGTGAATTAATATCAAAATACTTAGAATTATAAAATGGATTCTTAGTGTCTTTAGATATTGTTCCTATCTTTTTTTGTACTTCAAAAAGCTTATTATAAATATTACCTTTCATAACATTCTTTTATTTGTTGTGTTAAAATTTCTACTTTAGCTTCAAGCATTTCTACTTTTTTTCGTAATGCTTCGGCTTCTGCTTCTCTTAGCCGTAATAAATCTTCATTGTGTGTCATATAAAAAATTAATTTATACAAATATATAAAAAACTTTTTAATAAAAAAAACCCGCAATAATTAAATTACGGGCTTTTACATAAAAAACACACAGAAAATTAAGAAAAGGCTTTAACTAGTTTTTGGTAGTATTCTATTTTTTCTTTAATATCGTCATTTGAAAATTTAACAATTTGTCTTGATTCTATCAACAAATCTTCAGCTGTTCCTTCACCAAAATCTTTATCTAATTTATTTCCAAAAATATATTGTTCTCCATATCTAAAAACATTACAAGCAGAACATTGAACTTGGCAATTTGTCTCATTCCATCTTGTCGAATAATGTTTACGACTCATAAAGTGTCCACATTGTAATTTTTTCCAATGGTCTTCTTTACCACAAGTATAACATTCAGTAAAACCAATATCATTAGCCTGACGGAGTCTTATATATTGGCTAAATATATTATCTAATTTTTTTATTAATTTACTTCTTGTCATTTATTTGTCTTGGTGTTGAAGAAATAAATCTCCTAACTCTTTATCTAAAGTCCTTATGGCTCTATAAATAAATCTAGATTCTTTCTTAACTAATTCTTTTTCTGTTTTAGTAGAATCAGAACCTAAATTTGTGTAATTATTAGCATCAATCTCTAATAATCTATCTATTTTTTGATTAATAGAAATTGTTTTATAATTTAAAATTTTATCTATTTGTGGATTCATAAAAATATATTTTAAAAATT